TTAAGTGCGAAAAGTATTTAGGAGTTGACGTAAGAGAGAAAACTATGACTGATGCAAATGAAAAATATGAAAATGTTGAATGGGCGTCATTTAAACAACTAGATTTATGTTCAGATATACAAGAAACAAATGAAACCTATGATTTAATTTGTAGCTTTGAAGTAATAGAACATATTGGTAAAAAAAATGCAGATATATTTTTACAGAATATGTGTAAATTTGCAAATAAAGATACAACTATATTATTATCAACGCCTAATTATGATGAGCAAGTAGGAGCTGCTGCTAATCATATTATTAATGGTGAAATATGCGAGTTTGATCATTTTGAATTACAGGATATTCTTGAGAGATATTTTACTATTGAAAATAAGTATGGAACGTTTGCATCAATTAGAGATTACAAACCTTTAATGAATGATTGGCAGAAACAATACTTTGAAACAGTAAGTGAATATTTTGATACAAATATACTTAGTAATTTAATGGCTCCTATGTTTCCAGCTGAAAGTAGGAACTGTTTATGGGTTTTAAAGCTAAAATAATATATTTTAAAATAATTATAAATCGATGTTATTCATGATATAAATAATAGTATAATCAATAAAACTATTTTTTATTTATGGCTAATAAATTTGATAGTACAAACTATCCTACAACAGAACCAAATGAGTTGCAGTTAGGAGACTTATGGGCTTGGAAAAGAACAGACCTATTTAACGACTATCCAACTGCGTCTTATGCTTTATCTTATGAATTCAACCTGGTTGACGGTTCAGCTGCATCTAATTTTACATTAACTGCTACAGAATCTAATAATGAATATATTATTGAAACAAGTAGTACAACATCATATACAGCAGGTGAATATAATTGGGTATCTTATATAACAAGATCTTCTGATTCAGTAAGAATTAAATTATCAGAAGGTTTTACAGAAATACAAGAAAATTACGCAACAACTACATCATCTGTAAGATCACATGCAAAAAAAGTACTTGACGCTATTGAAGCTGTTATAGAAAATAGAGCTACAATGGATCAATCTTCCATGAGTATTGCAGGTAGATCATTGTCAAGATTAACAGTTGATGAATTAATGACATTTAGGGATAGATACAAAGTTGAATATTTAAAAGAAATTAAAAAAGCAAGAATTAAAAACAATAAAGATTCGGGCAATAATATCAAAGTGAGGTTTTAAACATGGCTTGGTATGACAGGTTGACGAATAATAATAAGAAAAAAGTAAAAAAAATAACATCAGCTAGAAGATATGCTGGAGCCAACACAGGTCGTCTTTTTGCAGACTTTCAAGCGTCTAATACATCAGCAGATGCTGAAATAAAAGATCAATTAAGAATATTACGAGATAGAAGTAGAGATTTAGCAAGAAATGACTCTTATGTTGCTCGATACTTAAATTTAATGATAAGTAATATTGTCGGAGCTAACGGGATTAGATTAAGTGTAAAAGCAAGGAATCCAAAAGGTGATTTAGACATTTTAGGTAATCAAACTATTGAGCAAGAATTTAAAAATTGGTCAAGAATGGGTAATTGCACATTAAATGGACGTCAATCTTTTTTAGATTGTCAAAAATTATTTGTTGAGGCTTTAATGAGAGATGGTGAGGTTTTAGTAAGGCATGCAACACCAACAGATTCAAAATACAAATATAAAATACAGTTTTTAGAAGCTGACCACTTAGATGAACAAAAAAATGGGATAAATTCAAAAACAAAAAATAAAATTAAAATGGGCGTAGAAGTAGATAAGTTTGACAAACCAGTTGCTTATTATTTATTTAAAAACCATCCTTATGACAATACATACCAATCACCTAAAGAGCATATAAGAGTACCAGCTGAAGAAATTATACATGCGTATATGCCAACTAGAGCAGAGCAAACTAGAGGAGTTCCTATGACTGCTTCTGCTATGCCTCAAATTAAAATGCTTAATGGGTATATGGAAGCTGAAATTACTGCTGCTCGAGTTTCTGCTGCTAAAATGGGTTTCTTTACAAGTCCAGATGGTGATGGATATATTGGAGAAGATTATGAAGATAGTTTTACGCCTATTATGGAAGCGTCAGCGGGTAGTTTTGAACAGTTGCCAGCGGGTATGGATTTTAAAGCATTTGATCCTGATCATCCATCTACAGCTTTTGGCCCATTTACAACACAAGTTTTAAGAGGTGTTGCTTCTGGTTTAAATATTTCATACCATGCGCTAACAAATGATTTAAGCTCTGTTAACTATAGTTCATTAAGAGCTGGAGCTCTTGAAGATAGAGAGATGTATAGATTATACCAACGCTTTGTTGTAGATCATTTTATGAGGCCAGTATTTGAAAAATGGTTAGAGATGTCTATATCAAGTGGATCTATTGTTATGGGAGGAGAATCTAGTACTCCTTTACCAATGTCAAAGTATGATAAATTTTCTAATAATGCAATATTTATTGGACGTTCTTTCCAATGGGTAGATCCACAAAAAGAAATGAATGCATCAATAAGCGGTATGCAAGCTGGACTTGTTACATATCAAGATGTTCAATCTAATTATGGTAGAGATGTTGAAGAGTTATATGAACAGCATGAAAGAGAACAAAAGCTGGCTGAGCAATACGGAATTAAAACAGCATTTCAGCCGTTTGGTACTAAATTACCAGTTGAGCCTGATATAAAAGGTGGAGATAACGAAGATGCCTAAACCAAATGCAGGAATGAAAGCTGAAGCTCAAAAAGGCATAGATTGGCGTGAAGAATTTGGACGTGGTGGAACTAGGGTTGGAGCTGTAAGAGCAAGGCAAATAGTTAATGGTGAAAACTTATCAGATGATACTGTAAAAAGAATGTATAGCTTCTTTAGTAGGCATGAAGTTGATAAACAGGCTGAAGGATTTAGTAGCGGTGAAGATGGCTACCCTTCAAATGGAAGAATAGCTTGGGCTTTATGGGGTGGAGATGCAGGTTATTCTTGGTCAAAAAGACTGGTGGAACAAATGAAAAAAGAAGATGATAGAGCTATGCCTGATGCATTAAAAATTGGTGATTTTGTCAGTTGGAATAGTGCTGGTGGCAGAGCTAGAGGAAAAATACTAAAGATTGAAAGAGATGGGAAAATTAATATTCCTAATAGTGAACTTACTATTGCTGGAACTGAAGATGATCCTGCTGCATTAATACAAGTTTATAGAAGTGGTGAGCCTACAGATATTGAAGTAGGACATAAGTTCAGCACTTTAACAAAGATTAATCCCATAAGGGATTTTAACGATTTCAATTCTAACGAATTGGAAAAACATCCTTTACTAAAAGGTAAAGAGGAGAAAACTATGAATAAAGAAGATAGACATATCCTCAATGTAACAGAAACAGACAATACTGTAGTGGTTGAGTTTGCTAAACATGAGGATGTAGAAAAAACAGGTGAAGAAGTAGAAATGACTGAAGAAGTCTCTATGATTGATGAAGAAGATAAGAAAGAAATGTAATTGATATGCCTATGAAATATAGAACTATTGATTTGTCTAAACATTCTTATCTTGATGAAGAAAATCGTACAGTAAGAATTGGTGTTTCTTCTGAAGAACCAGTTGAAAGAAGTTTTGGCATGGAAGTGCTAGGACATTCTGAAGGCGATATAAACATGGAGTTTATAGCGTCAGGGCGCGCACCCTTACTCTTAGATCATGATATGACTAAGCAAATAGGCGTAATAGAAGAATTTAAACTTGACGAGACTGCTAAAAGGACAACAGCAGTAGTTCGCTTTGGAAAAAGTGAATTAGCTCGTGAAGTATACGAGGATGTAAAAGACGGAATAAGAATGAACATATCTGTTGGTTACAGAGTCGACAAACTAAGCAGAATGGAAAAAGACGATGAGACTTATTACAAGGCTGAATGGACTCCTATGGAAGTATCTTCTGTAAGTGTTCCAGCAGACCAATCAAGACTTGTTGGAGTTGGACGTTCTAAAAATAAACAAACATTAAACACAAAGGTGGAAATAATGGAAAATGAAAAACAAGATATTAATCTTGAAGATGTCAGAAGCAAAACAATTGACGAGGCTAAAGCTGAATTCAAAAGAAATTCAAAAGAAATCATTGATTTAGCTGTTAAGCACAATAAAAGAGATTTAGCTGATGATGCTATAAAAAATGGAATGTCAGTAGAAGAATTTAGAGGTGAATTACTTAATCAAATATGTAATGATAAGCCTTTAGATACTGCTGAGATTGGTATGAATAAAGAAGAAGTAAGAGAATTTAGCTTAGTAAGAGCAATCAGAGCTATGGCTAACCCATCTGACAGAAAAGCGCAAGAAGCTGCTGCATTTGAATTTGAATGCTCTGCTGAAGCTGCTAGACAATATGGTAAAGATGCTCAAGGCATAATGTTACCTGCTGAAGTTCTAAGAAATTGGAAAACAAGAGATATTAATTCATCTAATGATTCAACTTTAATCGCTCAAGATTATAGAGCTGGAGATTTTATCGATGTTCTGCGTAACTCTTCAAGTGTCATGCAAGCTGGAGCGACTATGCTTCGAGGTTTGCAAGGCTCTGTAGTTATTCCAAAGAAAACTGCTGCTTCAAGTGGTGGTTGGATAGCAACTGAAGGAGCTGCTGCTGCTGAATCAGAGTTTACTTCAGGTTCAGTTACTATGTCTCCTAAAGTGGTTGGTGCTTTTACTGATGCTACTAGACTATTGTTACAACAGTCTTCACTAGATGTTGAGAACTTAATCAGAGATGACTTAACACAATCTATTGCTACTGCAATTGATTTAGGTGCTTTAGCCGGTAGCGGTTCTTCAGGACAGCCAACTGGTATTGCTAATACTTCAGGTATTAACACAACTACTTTCTCTGCTGCTAACCCAACATGGGCAGAAATAGTAGCTATGGAAAGTGCAGTTGCTAATGATAATGCTCTGAATGGTTCTTTAGGTTACATCTGTAGACCTGCGGACTTTGGTACTTTAAAAACAACTGAAAAAGCAACTAACACTGCTCAATTTGTTGTTTCTCCTGATAACACTATGAACGGTTATAATGTAATCAGAAGTAATCAAGTAACAAGTGGCGACTTCTACTTTGGAAACTTTGCAGACTTATTAATTGGTATGTATGGTGGACTAGATATTACTGTTGATCCTTATGCACTATCAACATCAGGTGGAGTAAGAATTGTTGCTCTACAAACTGTTGATGTAGCTGTTCGACATGCAGTATCTTTCTGTAAATCAAGCGACTAATTAACTGATGCTTAAATGGAATGGTGGGGGAAACCCCACCAACTTAAATATGAAAAATTACTTAATATTAAAAGATACTATGGCATCAGGGCAAAAAGTTGTAGCTGGCGATGTTGTTGAATTAAATGAAGATGTTGGAAATCAGTTAGTTGGTTATAATAAAGCTGAAGAAACAACAAAAAAACCTAAAGCTAAGAAGTCTAATAGAAGCGTTGGTTTAGAAACCTCAGAGGTTACAGCTCCTAAAAAAAGAGCTAAAAAATAAATCATGGCTATTGAAAGTGCTGCTGATTTTTCTTCATACCTAGATACAACTACAGGTCATGGAGTTACAGCCACTTTTTTTGAAGTTCAATCAATATTATGGGATCAAAGAACAGGATTAATTGATACTTGGTTTGATATTGATTCAGGTGATGCCTACAGCATCAATATTATTATAGATCAAGAATATTTTAATATTGAAGGCGGAACTATACCTGTTGCAGGTTATCAGCCAAGAGCAATAGTAAAATCTTCAGACGTACCCTATATATCTCAAGAAGATAAATTAATAGTAAATGCAATTACTACAAACAAGGGCAATGTACTAAAGCCTAAAACTACATTTTTAATAAAAACAGTTGAGCCTGATAATACAGGCTTGGTTTCATTAGTATTAGAGGAGCAATAATGTCTCAATACAGAATGGAAACAGAAGAAGACATGTCAGCATACTTTGATATAAACAGTCATGGAGTTAGTGCTGTATTTACACATAGCGGAACCTCTTCAACAATACATATTATTTTGAATAATGAGTATGTTGAGCAGGATGAAGGTGTTGGTGTTGAAGCATTAAAACCTATTGCATATTGCAAAACAATTGATATACCTAATGTTGTATTTGGTGACACTTTAAATGTATCTGCTATAAAAGATGTTGAAGGTAATACATTAAAAGCAGCTCAAAACTATACAGTTGTTAATATACAAAAAGATAGAACAGGTTTTTCTGCTCTAATGTTAGAAGAGATATAATAATGGCAAATCATATAAGACAACAAATAAGAGAAAAATTTGTTACAACGCTAAATAATTTAACAACTACAGGAACTAGAGTACACCAATCAAGAGTTTATCCTCTTGAAACGTTGCCAGCTTTAGTTATCTACACTAAATCAGAAACATCTGAGCCGATAGTTATAAGCACGAATAGACTTATGAGTAGAGAATTATTTGTTGTTGTAGAAGGATATGTTAAAGCAACTAGTAATTTTGATGATACAATTGACACTATAAGTAAAGAAGTTGAAGAAGCTATTGCTGCTGATACAACTCTAGGTGGATTAGCTAAAGACTGTTACCTAGAAAGTACAGAAATAGAATTTAACGCGGAAGGAGAAAAGCCTTTAGGGTATGTTTCCCTTACATTTTTAACCAACTACTATGTCAAGGAAACTAATCCTGATGTAGCGGTGTAACAGGAGAATAATTATGAAAATGATTAGTCCAAATGGTAAAGTTTCTATAGATGCTCACCCTACTAAGGTTGAATATTTTAAAGAAAAGGGTTGGAAAGAAGAAGCAGCCCAAACAATAAAATCTTCTTCAAAAAAAATAACTAAAAACGAGGAATAAAAAATGGCAACACATAAAGGAAGTGAAGGCACAGTTCATGTTGGAACAAATGCTATAGCTGAGATTAAGTCTTACTCTTTAGATGAGACTGCTGATACTATTGAAGATACTTCAATGGGTGATGCTGCTAGAACATATGTAGCATCATTAACTACATTTAGTGGATCAATAGATGTTTTTTGGGATGAAACTGATACAAATGGTCAGGTGGCATTAGCTGTTGGATCAAGCGTAACTCTTAAGTGGTATCCTGAAGGCTCATCGTCAGGAGACACCTACTATAGTGGTACAGCATTAGTAACTGGTAAAAACATTTCAGCATCTTTTGATGGAATGGTAGAAGCTAGTATTTCAGTTCAAGGAACTGGCGCTATTACTACAGCAACAGTATAACCATGAAAGCTATAGAGAGAGCTAAGGCGCATTTTGCAGAGCAAGATGTAAAAGTAATCGAAGTTGCTGAGTGGGGTGAAGATGATAAACCCTTAAAAATATACTCTAAGCCATTAACGCTAGCTGAGACTTCTAAACTTTATAAAATGAGTAAAGAAGATGATCTTACGATGATGGCTTATGTATTAATTTATAAAGCACTTGATGATAATGGAGATAAATTATTTGATTTAGGCGATAAAAATGCCTTATTAAATAATGTGGATCGTGAAATATTAGTAGATGTCGCAACACAAATAATGGGACAAGATTCTATTGAGGACACGAAAAAAAACTAACAGAGGATACTAATTTATATGTGCAATATGCACTAGCTGAAAAACTTGGAAAAACCTTAAAGGAACTTCAAGAAATTAGTGTCCAGGAATATCAGGGATGGATAGCTTACTTAGAGTTAGCTGAAGAAAAAAGGAACAATGGCAAATAAAAAAGTAAAGTTTGAATTAACAGCAGTAGATAAGACTAAAGCAGCTTTTGATAAAGTTACTAAAGGTCTTAAAGGTGTTGGTTCTGTAGCTGGTAAAGCTACTATGGGTATTGCAAAAATTGGTTTAGCTGCTACAGGTGCTGCCACCGCTTTAGCTGCATTAGTTAAAGTTAATGTAGACTTTATGGACAAACTTGGTAAAACTGCTGATAAGCTAGGTATTGAGGTTGAATTCTTGCAAGCCATGAGATTTGCAGCAGAGCAAACTGGTGTAAAAGTTGAAGCTCTTGACATGGGTTTACAAAGATTTATAAGACGAGCTGCTGAAGCTGCTAAAGGTACTGGCGAATCAAAAAGAGCCTTTGAGCAATTAGGAATAGAATTAAAGAATGATGATGGTACTTTAAGAGATGTCAGAGATGTTTTATTTGATGTTGCAGATGGTCTTAAAAACACAAGAAGCTCTGCTGAAAGAATCAGACTAGCGTTTAAATTTTTTGATTCTGAGGGTGTTGCTTTAGTCAATACTTTAAAAAATGGTGCTGATGGTTTAAGAGACTTTGAACAGCAAGCAGAAAATCTTGGAATTATTATAAGCAAACAAAGCATAGCAAAAGCTGCAATGTTTGCTGATTCTTTAAATGTTCTTAAAAAACAAATAACTGCTATAACTGCAAATATAAGCGCTGCATTTATTCCAATTCTTGAAGATGTAGCAACCCATTTTGAAACTATACTTTCTGAAATGAAGGGTTCAGACACGACATTTGAGAACTTTGGTAAAAATTTAGCTGTTACTATTCTTGAATTTATGAGAAGTTCATTTATAGGTTTTGTTGCATTTATTGATGGTATTAAACAAAAAATTGCTGAATTTGCAGGATCAAAGATTGGTAAACAAATTTTCGGTGACATGTTTGATGAAAATGATGCGCTAAGAGCTGAGTTTGATAAAACAAAAAAACGCTACGAGCAATTACAAAGATCATTCCTGAGTGATAACCAAGTATTTATAGATATATGGGGTGGATCAGAAACTATACAAGGCGGTGAAGCCTTACAAGCTGAAATTTTAAAGGTAAGAGATCAGTTGTTACAAATGTATAAAGAAATACACGGAGACGATCCTGAGAACAACCCTGTAGTCTTGGCACTTGATACTATGATATCAAGGGTAAAGGACTTTAAGATAGAGACTAAAAAAGATAATGGTGGTGATGATGTTGTTAGCACAATGTCTGAAGCAGTTTCTAAATTTAAAGATAGTTTAGGCGCAACAGATGCGTCTATTTCTAATTTAACTATTAATGCAACAAAACGACTAGAAGATAGTATTATTGAAGGTTTAAAAACTGGAAAATTGGCATTTAAAGATTTTGCAGATTATGCAATAGAACAAATTATAAGAATAGCCTTACAACAAGCAATATTAGCACCTATGACTGGTAGCATAGAATCCTTTTTTAAAGGTGTATTTGGCAAAAAAGCATTAGGTGGATCAGTAAATGCTGGCAAGCCTTATATGGTTGGTGAGTCAGGCAGAGAATTGTTTGTACCTAATCAAAGTGGACAAATAGTAAGTAATCAAGATTTAAAACAAATGGGCGGTGGACAATCAGCACCAACAGTCAATTTCAACATATCAACAGTAGATGCAGCAGGCTTCGATGAATTGCTTGCATCAAGAAAAGGTTTAATAACTTCTATTATCAATAATGCAATGAATAATAGAGGAAGAATGGGAGTTACATAATGAGTGGCACATTTCCAACAAGTCCAAACTTTCAAGCATTAGCTTTCCAGGACAATAGGCCTACATTAATTAATCAGACCTTATCAGGCAAAAGGCAAGTCAGACAAATAGGCGGTCAATACTTTACTTTTACAGTTTCAATGCCACCAATGGAACAACTAGAAGCTCAAGCTATATTTGCATTTTTACAAAAACAAAAAGGAATGTTTGAGACATTTCAAATAGGTTATCCATTAAACAATAAAGGCGTAAGCCATTCTGAGAATGATATTTTAGTTGCTGGCGCACAATCAATAGCAGATGCAAATATTGCAGCAGATGGTTTTTCACACACTAACAATGCATTAAGAGCAGGTGATTTAATTAAATTTGCTAATCATTCAAAGGTTTACATGGTTACAGACGATATTACAGCTAGTGGTGGATCAGCTTCTATTCTAATATCACCACCATTAGTGGCTGCTGTTGCAAATAACGAAGCAATAACAGTCAATAAGCCACAATTTACAGTTTACTTATCTACAGGAGAAATATCGTATACAACAGATGCAACAGGGTTTTATAACATCTCATTTGAAGTACGAGAGGTAGTAGAATAATGGGCAGGAGCTTATCAAATGCTCTACAAGCTCAAGTATCAGCAGAAGCTAATAAAATTGCTTTTCTTGTTGAGCTAAATTTATCAACAGTTATTAGAGCTACAGATTTTTATACAGATATAGTTTATGACTCAGAAAATTATCAAGCTGGCGGTTCTTATCTAGCGGTAGATACAACGCAAGAAACAGGTGAATTAAAGGTTGATGAAATCAATATTAGATTCTCAAATGTAACAGATGAAGTAAGAGCATTAATCAATACTGGTGCTTATGTAGATAAAGTTGTTAATGTTTATGTAGCCTTTATGGATTCTAGCGATGCTTTAGTTGGTGCTATAAATTACTTTACAGGCAAAATTAGATCAGTCTCTATAGCTGAAAGCACTACAGATTCTACAGTTAGTATTGTAGTTGCTAATCATTGGAGTAATTGGAATTTAACTAAAGGTAGACATTATTCAGATGAATCTCAACAAAACTTTTCTTCAGGCGATAAAGGTCTTGAATATGCAACACAAACTAAATCAGATGTAAGGTGGGGTAGTTAATATGTCTCCATTCCAAGTATTTTCAGCCATAGGCTCTTTTGTAGCTAGAGCTAAAGCTGTTGCTTCATTTGTATCAACAGTATTTACATACGCTACTGTATTAATAGGTATTAAAAACTTTTCTCAAGCAAAAGATATGCTTGCTAAAGGTCAAGACATACTTGCAAACAAAACAGCAGCAGGTGGAAAAATACCTGTTATTTATGGTAGACGTAGAGTAGGCGCACAAATTGTATATATGGACACCGCTTCTAATAGAAGTAAAGATTTATTTATTGTCTACGCTTTATCAGTTGGTGAATGTGAACAAATAGAAGGTACAACAATAGAACTTGATGGTAATCCTATAACTGATCCAAATAGATTTAGAGATGGTTGGTATATAGGTTCAGATAAAATAAATTCAGGCGCAGGTAGTCTTAATACTGCATCTCAAGTTGGAACTAACAATGGAACTGCTAGTGCTGGTAGCGGTGGTACTAATCCAGCTCATAGATATAGAGCTGTATTTAATTTACATCATGGCGCGGCCACACAAACTGCTGATCCTATGCTTATAGCATCAGTAGCTAGCGAGTGGACTACAGCACATAAATTAAATGGCATAACTTACATAGCAGCATCGTATGAGTATGACACTAAAGCTATGTTTAAATCAGTTCCGCAACTAACTGTAGTTGTAAAAGGGCAAAAGGTTTACGATCCTAGATTAGACTCAACAGTTACAGGTGGTAGTGGTTCACAAAGATTAGCAACACCATCTACTTATGCTTGGAATGATAATGCTGCTTGCTGTTTCTTAAATTACATTACTAATGATGAATATGGTAAAGGCTTAACAGCTAGTGATTTAGATTTAGAGTCTTTTAGAGTAGCTGCTGTATTAACTGATACGCTAGTAGATACGCCTGATTTTAATGGTTCTTATGCTTCTACTACATGGAGTGCAAGCGATGGCTCTAATCAAGTTACCTTTTCTAATGAATCTGAATGGTCTAAATATAAACTAGGAGATGCTTTATTTTTAAAAGATAGTAGCGGAACTTTAATTATAGATGAAAAAACAATTACTGATATTCAGAGAAATGCTTTTTATGGTCAAGCTCAACAAAACATAATAATTATAGATGATGAATTTGATAATGATTATGATGATGAAGGCGGTACTTCATTAGTTAAATCAAAACGCTTTCATTGTAATGGTGTAATAGATACTAATAAAAACGTAATGGAAAATGCTAAAGAGCTACTTGGCAATATGCGTGGTATCTTAAATTATGTTGATGGCAAATATGAATTATTAATTGAAGATACTGGTTCTTCAGAATTCACAGTTACAGACGATCATATTATAGATGGCATATCTATTGATTATGGTAATAAGGATAATAGAGCAAATAAGGTTGTGGTTGAGTTCTTTAATGGCGCACAAGGTTATGAACAAGACACCGCTACTATTTATCACAATAATAGTACCTCTACTTATAAAGACGATGATGGTGGTGAAGAATTAGAAGTTAAAGTATCAGCACCATTAGCAGTATCACCTTATGTTGCTTGGAATATGGGTAAAGCTGTATTAGCTAGATCAAGATATCAAACCTCTATTAACTTCATGGCAACACCTGAATTATATAAAGTTAATGTAGGCTCAATTATTACAGTTACTTATGCTGGTCTTGGTCTATCAAGCAAATTATTTAGAATTGAAACTATGGACTTACAGGCAAATGGCTTAATAGCTATTAGCGCAATAGAGTATATTGATATTTATACTTGGGAAATACCACCAGTTGAAAGCGTACCACCTAAATCTGATCCACCTACAGGTTTTGAATTAGTTGTACCAACAGGATTAGCTTTTACAGATAGTAGCGGTTCTAACCCTAGAGCTTTTTTAACTTGGACTGAAAATACAGATTATCCAGTTGATTTATATAGAGCTACAGTTTTAGATAGTAGTTCTAAACCAGTTGTTAATAAAACAGTAAATGATAACTATGTTTATTTAGATTTATTAGCTGTAGGAAGTTATACAGCAACAGTTACAGCAATTAATAGTGTTGGAGCTGAAAGTAACCCATCTTCAGCTCTTTCATTCTCTGTAGCGCAAGAGCCTATCTATACAGGTGATGTACAAGATGGAGCTATAACAAATATTAAAGTTAATGATATAGATGCAACAAAAATAACAGCAGGATTAATTAATTCAGCTAGAATTAATGTCGATACTCTTAATGTTAAGAGCTTTGATAATGTTAGTTCTACTATTGTTAGCCATGTAACAGCAGGTACAAAGTTCCCATTAGCTAGAGATGGTCAAGCTTATGTACAAAGAACAGGAACTTACACAGGAAGTAATGCTTCTTTTGTGCCTGTAACAATTACACAAGTCAGAGACAATGCAGGGTATGTGGCAATCTTCTCAGGAGTTTTGGGTAATGTTAGTGGTGGCAGGGTGCAATATTCTTTAGATAATTCTACATGGGTTAATGCCAATGGGAACACCAATATTTATTGGAACGCTGGAACTTATAGGGGTTATACCTATGTTTACACAGGTCAAATAACAACCTTGAGCACATCACAATCCACTGTTTATTGGAGAGTATATTTCTCAGGTGGCTACAATCATACTCAATTATCTTTAAACGTAATGATGGATAACACACGATAATGAATACTTTTACTGTTTATGATTTAGCAACTGGCGAGATAGATCACTCAACAACAACTGTTGCAGAGATTAATGAAGTTGGTTTGCAAGAAGGTCAAGGAATTATAGAGGGCGATTACCAACCTAATGAATATAAAGTTGTTAGTGGTGAAGCAATACAAAGAACTGATAATATATTAGAAATACTAAGAAATAAAAGAAATGCATTATTAAAAGAATCAGATTGGACACAACTAAATGATTGTCCTTTATCTGATACTAAAAAAGCAGAATGGCAAACATATAGACAAGCATTAAGGGACTTACCAGCAGATTATCAAGATACTGATAATATTGATGATGTTGTATTTCCAAAGTTACCTTAATGATTTAATATATATAAAATAGGATTTTATTATGGCACAAGCAACAGATTACAATTTAGCAAACCAAACAGGAGCAGACTTTAGAGCAGAATTAAATGAAATTTTAGCTGCATCAGTTAGTTTAAATAGTGGTTCTAGTGAACCAACTACAATGTATGCCCATCAATTATGGGTAGATACATCAAGTAATGTATTAAAGATAAGGAACGCTGCTAATAATGCTTGGTTAACTACTGGTGTTAGCATTACTGCATCTAATACTTTTGATATTAATGCTGGAACTATTAATGGAATAACATCATTAAGTTTCAGTTCAGGTGCTACAGTAGCATCTATATTAGATGAAGATAATCTATCTTCTGATTCAGCAACAGCACTAGCAACCCAACAATCAATTAAGGCCTATGTAGATAGCCAGGTAACAGCGCAAGATTTAGACATTACAGATGGTAGTTCTACTATTGCTATTGATCTTGATTCTGAAACTTTATCTTTATTAGGTGGAACTGGTATTACAAGCACCGCTTCAGGTAATGGAGTTACCTTTGCTATTGGTCAATCAGTAGGAACTTCAGATAATGTGGTCTTTAATCAGGTTACAGGTGCATTAGTTGGTAATGCTTCTACAGCAACAACTCTAGCAACAGCAAGAACTATATCAGGTGTTAGTTTTGATGGTTCAGCAAATATTACTTTAGATACAGATGATATTGGAGAAGGTTCAAACAAATACTTTACTGCTGAAAGGGTAGACGATCAGGTAAATACATTATTAACAGCAGGCGCAAATATAAGCCTTACCTATGATGATGCTGGTGGTACATTAACTATAGCTAACACTAATAGTGCTGATATAACTTCAGTTGTTGCAGGAGATGGTTTAACAGGTGGTGGTACTAGCGGAGCTGTTACTTTAGCTGTAGGTGTAGATGGTTCTTCTATAGAAATTAATTCAGATGCGCTAAGAGTTAAAGCAAGTGGTATTACTAACGCCATGCTTGGTGGTTCTATTGCTAATAATAAACTAGCAAATTCAAGTGTAACTATTAATTCTAATTCATTATCTTTAGGCGGAACTTTAACTTTAGATACAGATGATATTGGAGAAGGATCAAGCAATCTTTACTATACAGATGCAAGAGCAAATTCTGCCATTGATGCTAGAGTTACTAATACCTTTATAAACAATTTAAGTGGTGTTGTAGCTGATACTGCAACAGCTTTAGCAACAGCTAGAACTATAGCTCTTAGTGGCGATGTAGTAGGCTCAGTTTCATTTGATGGAACTTCTGATGTAACCATATCAAGTACAATACAAGCTAACTCAGTAGCTTTAGGAACTGATACTACTGGTAACTATGTAGCAACAATAACTGGTACAGCAAATAAGGTTTCTGTATCAGGATCAGGAAGTGAAACAGCAGGTGTAACATTATCATTGCCTGACGATGTACAAATAGCAGACAGCCTAACAGTAGCAGGTAATCTTACTGTTAATGGTGATTTAACTTACCTAGATACTACCAATTTAAAAATAGAAGATAACCTGTTTGAACTTAATGCCAATTTAACAGGATCACCAGTTAATGATTCAGGTATGCTTATCAATCGTGGCAATCAAAATAATGGCGTATTTATGTGGGATGAATCTGCTGATAAGTTCACAATGGGACTTACAACAGCAGATGGTACTTCTACAGGCAATATAACTTTAGCTTCACTTGGAACTTTAGTAGCTAATTTAGAAGGGAATGTTACAGGAACTATACAAACAGCAGCACAAGGAAACATTACAAGTCTTGGAACTCTTACAGGTTTAACAGTTGATGCAGGCTCTAGTGGAATGATAGACTTTGGAGATGTAACCTCTGCTTATGGTAGATTGTATGCAGATTCAACAGGTACTTATATAGGAAGTAAAAGCAATCATAATCTTATACTTAGAAGCAACCATACAGCAGCTCTTACTTTAGACACTTCACAAAACGCTACCTTTGCAGGAACTATTAATTCAGGTGCTATTACAACTACAGGCAATATTAATTTAGGCGATAATGATAAAGCTATCTTTGGAGCAGGTTCAGATTTACAAATTTACCATGATGGAGCTAATAGTTTTATTGAGGACACAGACATAGGCTCTTTGTTTTTAAAAACCAATGGAGCAGGGGTCTATCTTTATTCTGGCTCTGAGGCTTTAGCGACTTTCAATTCAAATGGTGCGAATAATTTTTACTATGACAATGCATTAAAACTTTCCACCACAGCAACAGGCATTCAGGTAACAGGTACAGCAGTTGCTACTAATATGCAGGTAAGCAATGGTGGTAAGTATATTTTTGGAGCAGAAAACACACGAATAACTGGAGAGGTTGATGGTAATGGCAAAATACGCTTGTTTACTGGTGGTACAGAAAAAGTAATTATTGATGGTTCCAATGTTGGGATTGGAGTCAGCGATCCTGATGCTGATTTAGAAGTAAGAGGCTCAACAGTAATTAGCACTGCGTCTGATGGCGTTAACTCGATTCTTATGGGTTTATCAGGCAGTAATAGAACAACTATTCAACTTGATACAGCAGATACTACTCATACAAATAGACAATGGGGACTAACTAATATTGCAGGAGACTTTTATATAGGTAGGCATGGTTTAGGCGTAATGACCATGAAGAATGATGGCAAAGTTGGAATTGACTGCACCCCAACTGAAAAACTTACAGTCAATGGTGCTTTAGCTATAACAGGTGCTTTAGTAGATGATAGAACATCTACAGCAGCTATGGACTTTTCAAGTGGCGTAACAAGGTTTGTTTCTTATGGTGCAAGTGGAACTGGTGGTATCTTTGCATTTAGAACAGCGTCAGGTGGTGCTAGTTCAACTGAGAAAATGAGACTGGATGCGTCAGGAAATCTTGGGCTGGGGACTTCTTCGCCGCAACAAAAACTTCATGTAGTTGGCGGTCAAGCTAGGTTTGACGATCATATATCGATACAGCCTACAAAAAAACTTTACCTAGATGGTGGTAATGATACTTATATAGACGAAGTTGCAGCTAACACTATAGCTTTTAATAGTGGTGGAGCTGAGAGACTCAGAATTACAAGTGGCGGCAATGTGCAAATAGCTGATTCTGGCAAGTTGGTAACTAAAAAAACTTCAGGCGAAGTAATAAGGTTTGAAAGATCAAGCGATGATTTAAGATATTCTTCAATCCATGCAAATAGTACAGATGGCGGTGGTGCTTTTATACAATTTAAAGTACATACAGGAGCTAGTGCCACTTCTACTGCCGATGTAATGACTTTAATGGGTAGTGGACGTTGTGGAATTGGTACTTCTTCCCCAGCAACACCGCTTCACATTGAAAGCACATCAATACCGCAATTAAGAGTTGCTTACAATGGTAGTAATTATCAGAATATAAGCTATGAAGGAAGCGATATTTATGGTGGATCACAAACCTTTAAAATAGCTGGTAGTGAGAAAATGAGACTGGATTCTTCAGGCAATCTTGGGTTGGGGACTTCTTCACCAAGAGTTTTAACTGGTCAAAAAAGTTTAACTATTAATGCTAGTGTTCCAAGAATTGATTTTAAAGTAGGAGATGCCTTTAAACATGCGATATTAGCTGAAGCTGAATATTTAGAAATTTCTGCTGATCCTGACAATAATCAAGCTAATTCATTCATTATATTTAGAGTAGATAACAGCGAGAGCATGCGTATAGATTCTTCAGGCAGCTTAATTGTGGGCGGATCGTCAGTTGGTGCTGAAAATAGTGCAGGAATTGACTCAAGTGGTATTATCACTATTTCTAGAGCTAGTGGTGTTGGTAGAAACATGATGCTCTTTAAAAATGGCGGATCTGATGTTGGCTCAATATCAAGTAATACAAGTTCAACAGCCTACAACACATCTTCAGATGCAAGACTCAAAGACGTTACAGGCGAAGCAAGAGGTTTAGAAGTAATTAACGAACTTAACCCAGTAGCTTACAACTGGAAAGCCGATGGTAATGCAGACGAAGGTTTAATAGCTCAAGAGGTTATGGACATAGTGCCAAATGCTGTATCAGGTTCAGAAGAAGATATGTACCAAATGGATTACAGTAAATTAGTAGTGCATTTAGTTGCAGGTATGAAAGAACAACAAACACAAATAGAAGAATTAAAAACAGAAATTCAAAACCTTAAAGGAGAATAAAATGGATTTTATATTAGAAACGATTACAAAAATAACTTATATAGTAACAGCAGCATCTATTATTGCAGCTTTTACTGAGTCTAAAAAAGATGATATATGGATTGATAAGCTATTAAGTTATGTAGACTTATTAGCATTGAATTTTAAAATAACTATAAACAGAAAGGAGAAATAAAATGGATTGGGATTGTAAAACAGTAGACGTATATACACACGAACAAGATGGACATGAAGAAGTAATTTGGAATGTGCATTGGCGTGTATCAAAAGAAGATGGAGACTATATGGGATCAGCTTATGGTACTCAGTCTTTAAATACAGAAGATATACAAGACTTTAAACCTTTTGATGAAGTAACTTCAGCAATGATAGAGGGTTGGGTTAAAGATGCTATGGGTGAAGAAGCTGTTACTGCTTTAGAAGCATCTTTAGATAATCAAATAGAAGATGAAAAAAATCCAAGCTCTGTAACCAAAACTATAGAAAATTAATATATAATTTAATTTTAATAATTATATGGAGATATAAATGAGTGAAGAAGATACTAAGATGGAAAACCAAGAACCAGTAATAATCAATTTTAATGGAACTGAATATAGAGCTTCTGATCTAAATGAAGATCAGCTAGGTTTAGCAGCTAAATTAAATGTTGCTGGTAAAAAATTAGCTAGACTGCAAGATGCTTATGATGATTATGTAATAACTAATGAATATAAAAACTTAGTTATTGAATCTTTTGATAAAGCTATAAATGCAGAAGCAGAGGTTGTAGAAGAAGAATAATGGCTACGCGTAAGACTGCTAATGACGTTCATGCAGACCTAAGAGTCCATGAACGCGAGTGTCAGGAAAGGTGGAAAACTATATACAAAAAAACTGATAACTTACAAGAATCAGTTGATAGCATGAAAATATGGCTTCTTGGCGGTCTTACAACAATCGTTGGTTCTCTTATCACCCTGATAATAAAAACATCAATCTAAATGTTAGATAAACTTATTGAACCTGTTAGTCATATTGTTGACAAACTTGTTTCTGATAAAGATTTAAAAATTAAACTATCACATGAAATAGAAAAAGAAATTATTTCTCTGAATAGATCACAATTGGAAGTTAATAAAGTTGAAGCAAAACACAATAATATTTTTGTTGCAGGCTGGCGCCCATTTATTGGTTGGATATGTGGTCTTTCAATCGCTTATCATTTTATCTTAGAGCCTGTAATTCAATATATTCTTATAATTAACAATATTAACTTTGACACTCCTGAATTTGATTTTAGTCAATTATCAACAATAGTTATGGCCATGCTTGGTATGTCTACATTACGCACATACGAAAAAACAAAACAACAATGAAAGATATTATTAAAAATAGATTAATTGATTGGGAAGGTATGGTGTTAAAACCGTATGAATGCTCGCAAGGTTATACAAGTATTGGAGTAGGAAGAAATATTGAAACTAATGGTATTTCAAAAGAAGAAGCTATGCATTTATTAGATAATGATATTAAAAGCGTTATACAAAGTTTAGATAAGCATTGGCCTATATATAAAACATTCCCTGAAAGAGCACAGATGGTCTGTATTGATTTAGTTTTTAATATGGGTATATATACATGGTTATCATTTCGTAAAACGCGTAGCTACATGGAATTAAAAGAATGGGATAAAGCCGGAGACGAATTATTAAATTCTAAATATGCACAACAAGTTGGAAGACGTGCAATATTTAATTCAGAAGAGTTAAAAAAATGCCAACTAAAACATCAGAAGACCATCAAAATAACTCAAGACTAGGAGCTTTAGCAGAGTCATTAGTTCAATCATTTCTTTTAGAATATTGTGATTTTTGTTTCCCTTGCCAAGAAAAACATCCGGCTGATTTAGTTTGTGAATTAGGATCTGCTATGTATACTGTTCAAGTAAAATCTAGAAATAGAAGTCCAGAAGGTAAATATGTGTATGCTACAGAAAACAGTAGAACACAATCAGAAATTTATAAAAATTATAATTGCTCTATTATTGCTTTTGTTTTTTTTCCTGATAAGCGTATATATTTTATGCATAACAACAGTTCACAAACTTACTTTACCTTTAATCAAGCTGCAATAACTCCTACAATGGAATTAGATTCTTTTCAAGCAACTTTAAATAGTTTGTCTTCTGTCCCTGTTATGAGACCTTTATTAGAAGAGGCCGATTAAAATATGGAGGTTAGAGAGTAGGAGTATTTTTATTTTTTATCGACCTCTTTATTATTCTATTGTATCTACTATAAATATTACATGAATAAATATATATAAAAAAGTATACTTTTATATATAAAGCGTGTAGAATAGACTCATGTTAAACAAAATTAAGGAGTTAAATAACATGACTAGAACACAAAATTCAATACACAACGAATGGGATGAAGATATAGATTTTGCAATAAGCAAACTAGAAATGCTTAAAACAAAACTAAACAGAATTAAAAATCAGGCTACCATGCTTGGATTACATGATTTAGATTTACCTAAAGCATTAGATAATTTTGCAGAATATGAATTAAATGAATTTCATAGATCATTAGAGCCAGTTTTTCAAACTGTTGGAACTACATTTGAGGTGCAATACAATGACTAGATACACACTAGAAGTACAACTACCCAGCATAGGTTGGGTGGTTGCTATTAAAACCAGCGACATATTTTATATGGCTAACAAAAGAGCTAGATTAATCAAGCAAGGTCATACAGTTAAATTAACTAAAACTAAAGGGAGTAAATAATGGCTAAAGTAAAAATGCACCCAAGTGTTCAAAAAGAAATTAGAGCATTAAATCTTGATGACCTATATGTTTTGTTTGAAGCATGTATTTCTAATAAAAATATCCATAAAGATGATAAACCTGTTCTAATTGCATACATAGAAATGAGGATTAAGAAATTGCAAAAACAAGAAGACTACAACAACAAGAGCATACCTGACTATGAATATGTTGCTAAGTGGGGTATTAAATAATGAACCTAATGTGCAATACAAAACATGGACAAATAGAATGGAGATGGAAAGCTACTGGCGATCCATCCCCAGCTTATAAATCATTAAACTATCAATGGTGGATTCCTAATAAATCAGATATAGAAATTCTTGGTGTTATAGATAAGGAGACTAAGCAAGAAATTAAGAATGAGGTTTGGGATGATATGCAAGAGGATATTCAATACACAAAAGACTTACACAAATTACATAAGCAAAATAAAAAAGGGAGTAAATAATGAATGAGATAACATTAAACCTAGTAGGTGGTGGTCAGCTTAGATTGCCTAAAAGAATGATAAGAGGATACTACAAAGATTTTCTTAATAGCGGTATCAAGGTTCAGGTAGCTGATCCCGATAAAGAATACGAAGTTAGAGAATCTTTAATAGAGATTCAATATCTTATGGATCAGAGAGGTTAAGCAATGAATTTAAACCTTACACAGCGCAAATTAAACAAAAGTGAAGTTGAATTTTTATTATGGTTTTTATCACTAAGTAATGATAACCCATATAACCACCCTGTTGAGTATACTATGTTTCATGGTCATGAGAACAAAGTAAATAATTTTAAAAACTTAGTTATTAAATTAAAAACAATACAAAAATCTTATTTATCATGATTCCAGTAGAAGATATACCGAAGATCACAGAATGGTCTAATAGAATTAAATTACTTGAAGTCAACAATTGGGGTGATCATAAATACACAAAAATTATTTTTAATGATGGAACAATTAAAGTTACTGATAGATATTTTAATAAAAAAGAAGAGATACATGTCTATCCATCTGATCTATCTTTAAGCGAAATAGCAGATTTATATTACAGGAGCAAAAATGGTAGGTAAAAAAACACGTTATGATCAAGCAAGTTGTTCAACTTTGCCTTATATAAAAGGCATTAGTCAGTATCAATCAAGAAATCAATGGCTTGATACTGCTATAAAAGCTAGTGAAGGAGAAATGCCTGAACAAACACCTCAGCTTATGCTGCAACGTATGGGTGATGTTTTAGAGCCAGTATTATGTGAAGAAGCAAAAAGTATACTAGGACTAGAAAGTGTAAAAGTAGATTATGATGAACCTGTAATGCATCCTACTTTACCTTTAGCAGGGTCTTTAGACGCTACTGGCGTTGCAAATGAATTGACATTTAAAAATGGTGATCTTGATTATGTAATTATTCCTGAGCAAGAAACAATAGTATTAGATGGTCCAGGAGTTATTGAATGTAAAGCTACTCGTAATATTGCAACAAACGACTTAGAAGAATGGCGAGGTGTATTACAAGCAAAAGGTTTAATGGAATGTACTGGATACAGTTGGGCTGCTGTCATTGTTTTATGGCAATCAACAGATTTTAGGATTTATTTATATTCAAGAAAACCTGAATTTCAAAACGAATTGCAATCACTTGTATTAGATTTTGATCATAGAGTAAGAAACAAAGAATATTATCCACCTGAATCAACTAATGATGCTAATATAGTATACAAAAATGTTAATAAAGATATAATCAGTTTAAAGCATGAGGCAGACATTATTTGTGATTCAATTTTAAATAAAAAACTGCATATTAAAGAATTAAATAAAGATATAGATAAATATGAATTAATGTTAAAAGAATTAATACAAGACGCAGATGGAGGCCAAACAAATAATCATACAATTATGTGGCCAATGATTAACTACAAAGCTCAACCAGAGAAAATAGTTCCTGCAAAAGAAGCAAGACAAGTTAGGGCAAAAACTTTAAGGATAAAAAAACATGGATAACAATCAAATGAAAGCAGTATGGATAAATCCAGAAATGCATAAATTATTAAAAGAATATTGTGACGAAAATGGCAAGAAAATGATTTTTGTTGTTGAACAATTATTAAAAGAAAAATTACAAGATAATGGCTAAATGGCATGGTGGCAAAGGAAGTAAACGCAGGCCAGAAGATAAGAAAAAAATAGATAAAAGTTGGGACAAAATATTTAAAAATGCCAGAAAAAATAAAAAAATCAATAAAGATGAGAAATAAATTAACTAATAAATATGAAATACATCATTATTATTTAAAAACAGCCTCAATAATTGAATTAAGAAATATTGTAAATGATAAAAATACAAAATTAAAAATAAAAGCTAAATGTATAAAAGAACTAAATCGAAGAAAAAAAATATAAAAATTATTATAACTAATATATGCGATAAATTTTTAGAATGGTCTTTTAAACAAAATGCAAATAAAATTAACAAACATTTAAATGGTAAATAGTAGAAATAAAGGTGCAGCATTCGAAAGAAAAATTGTTAATTTATTAAAAGAATTTTCTGAAGAACATAATGCAAATATCCATATAACAAGAAATTTTGAACAGTTATATAAAAAAGGTCAATGCGATATAAACTTTTTAAATTATGCTATTGAATGCAAGTGTTATGCTGAAGGTAAAGGTTATAAATCTGGTTGGTGGGACCAAGTATGTACAGCTGCTGGTGAATCAAGGATTCCAGTTTTAGTTTATAAGTACAATAGAAGCCCAATTGAAGTAGCTTTACCATTTTGGTCAATTATGAAAGATGAGCCAAAAGATAACAATAAAATTTTTACATGCAAGTGGGAACATTTTATAGATATAATAAAAAAAAATAAAATTTTTCAAGCATATGTCAACGGAGAATAACAAAGATTTAAGATTTTCAGAATTTTGTGTCTTAGAATATTTAGAATATTTAGAAACAGATTTAAAAATCAAAATGAGTTTTGATGAATATGTATCGGAGTTTAGATACATGTTAATTGAAAAGTGGCGCAATGAAGCGCAACCGATAGTCCACTAAAGGAGGTTTTATGGATATTTTAGGTATAAATAGTAGTGCTGATAATGTTTTTATTAAACATAGCAGTGCAGATAAGTGTTGGATGATTGGAGATGAAATACATGAGGATATAGTGCATATTCTTGTTGATCCTTCAACTATTCAAACGGGGTGGGGTACATATGATGGAGGTTATAATTTTGTCTGGGACGATAAACCAGGCGTTTCTAAAGGACAACCTGCATCTGATTATAAAAGAGCATTTAGTGTTTGGATATTTTCAAAAGAGCATGGGCCTAAAATTTGGCGAAGACATACATGGGGAGAAGGTCAAGGATTTAATAATCTATGCTCTACTTTCTGGAATGATATAAAAGCTAATGAAGGCAAGGTTGTACACGTTAAATATACTGGATCAACTGTAGAAAAATTTAAGGTTGGACAATCTGCTATACCAAACTTTGAGTTTGTGAAATGGACAGATAAACCAGCTGAATTTGAAACATATGATATGGATATGCCAATGGAGCAAGCAATAGCTGAAGCTAATGAGGCTTTTGATTTCAGTGAAACTAAAGCTAAAACTATAACTGAAGACGACTTACCTTTCTAAATGAACAACGAAGTTAACTTTGTACAGTTAGCTCCGCAAATCGGTAAGCAGTTACTTGGTAATCCTACAAAGGAAAGTAGTAATGAAATAAGATGGGGCACTAATGGAAGTTGGTGCCTTGATCTTGAGACAGGATTATTTTTTAGCTTTGAATTAGATGAGGGTGGTGGAGTTATATGGTTAATAGATCACTTTAACCAAAATAGAAATGATATATTAAAAATGTATAGTCCTGAAATAAAAGAAGAGAAAAAGACATACAAAAAATATACATATATACAAATGCAAGAATTAGCAAAACAAGCTGATTTTATTTTAAAGTACACTAACACTTTTGTTGTAATGAGGTTTCCTGAAAAGCATTACATAAAGCAGAAGTATGCACCTTTTTATAAGGAAGGAGATAATTGGTATTTAAAAAGGCCTGATGGATTAATGCCTATTTATTATAAAGATGCTGAAGGATCTGTTGTAATAAGCGAAGGAGAAAAAGCTACGATTGGTTGCAATCAACTTTATGATGGACCAACAGCGACATGGCATGGCGGAGTTAATAGTTGGAAAAAAGCTGATTGGAGTCCAATATTTAATAAAAGCATAATTATATGGCCTGATAACGATGATGCTGGTTTTAAATGTGCTGAAGAGCTAGGTAGATATTTAACAGAGAATAATTGCTCTGTACAAATAGCAAAAATACCAGAATCTTTTAATGAAAAAGATGACTTATATGATGCTTATAAAAGAGGTGACTATAATAAAGAAACTTTTAAGCAATATATAGAATCTTCTGTTTCAAAACCACAAAAACCATCATTAGTATTAAGAAAAATATCTGATTTGATCTCTAATATACAAGAGCCAGAATGGATTATTGAAGATATTATGGAAAAAGATTCTGTTATAGATATATATGGTGCTCCTAAAAGTGGTAAATCATTTATTGCAATTGATATGGCTTTATGTTCTTCTTTAGGTATACCTTGGCAAGATCATAAAACAGAACAAACACCTATTATTTATTTAGCAGGTGAGGGTCAAAGAGGTATTGCAAGACGTGTGCAAGCATGGGAACATTACTATGGACACGATTTATATAACGCTAAGATGTTTGTATCAGATAGAGGCGTAAGGTTTTTAGACGAAAAAGATCATCAAAACTTAATTAATCATATACATCAAATTGCTAATGAGTTTGGGGATATTGGCTGTTTATATGTAGACACGCTAGCTCGTAATTTTGGTGCTGGAAACGAAAATAGTACTGAAGATATGAATAAATTTATTGAACGAGTGGACCATCTAAAGTCAGAGTTTAGTTGTTGTATAGCTTTAATACATCATACAGGGCATAGTAGTTCGGGAAGAGCACGTGGCTCCTCTGTGCTTCCTGCGGCTGTAGATGCAGAATTTGCTGTAAAAAGACCTAAAGACGAGGGTGAAGAAATGAAGGTAGAGTTTACACAAACATTAATAAAAGATGGTAAACCTATGGGACCTAAATATTTTAAGTTTAAAGAGATAGATTTAGTTAATTATCCTGGAATGACTTCAGGAGTACTAGTTAAAACTGAGTATGACATATTTAAAGAAGAAGATTCTAAAATAGATGAAACTATTGCAGTTATTGCAGAAATACAAGAAGAGAGAGCTAAATTAGATAATGTGGACCCTATATCAATTTGGGTAACTCAGAAAGAGATTATTAATGCGTCAGATTTAAAAGATAGCACAGTTAAACAGCGTGTAAAAAGGTTAAAAGAAGCTGGGAAGATTTATTATGAACAAGGTAAAGGTTATCAAGCTAAAAAGTATGATGTTATTGATTAGTTACATAATTAGTTACATTAGTTACATCTTAGTTACATTTATCATGCAACTTAAAGAGAAAAAGAGTTACATTTTGAGTTACATACATATACCTTTAGGTATATGTAACTCATGTAACCTTTTAATAAGTTAATTTTTAATAAAATGTAACCTTTAATGTAACTATGAACAATAAAGATAAAAAAATAAAAGAATTAGAAAAGATCGAAAAAAATAGATTGTTGAATGAATCATTACAAGAATTAAATAAAGTTAGATCGAGAATAACGTTAGAATGGGGCAATAAACGCATAATGCAAATAATTAGTCCTGAATTATTATTAAGATTTAAAAGAGCTAAAAGAAAATATGATACAGAGCATTATAAAACAGATAACATAGAACTTAATAAAATGATGGTTAGAGCTTACGAAGCCTTAATAGATGATGCTATTAATAGAGGTTATAGTAAATTATTACCAGGTTTTATATATACAGTTCACCCTAAAACACAAGATAATATTATTATTTGTATAAATGAAGATGATGTACCAGTTGCATTTAATAAATACCAATCTAAGGAAGATGTTATAATTTTTCACATTAGTGAAATATTAATATCAATGAAAGAAGATTTTATAAAATTAAAAAAACAAACACACAAAATAGGTGGAGTGATATCAAGATATGAAAGTATCAATACATAATAATATAAAAAGTTTTAATAAAGACTTACAAAAGTTTAAAAAAGTTGATATACCTGATATTACCCGAATAGCTTTAAATGATACTGCTAAACGTGTACAAGAGTTAGAAATAATGTCTATGAAGAAATCTTTTAATAAACCACGTCCTCAAACTTTAAAGAGCATTTATGTGATTTTTGCTAAGAAAAATAAACTTAAAGCTACTATAACTTTTAGAGATTGGGCCCAAGATTTTATAAACAGAAACATTGTTGGAGGAGTTAGGCCAGTTAAGAATACAGCAGTACCTACACCTAACGCAAAACTAAATCAATACGGGAACATACCAGGAAGAAAATCAGGTGTTATAAAAGGTAAACAGTTTAAAGCAACAATTAAAGGTACTTATGGAGTTTTTGAACCTAAAAAAGACGGCTTAAAAATAATACATAGGTTCGTTACAAACCCACAATATAGACCCATATTTCCTTTTTATAGAGTAGCTGTTAAGGCTGCTAATTATATTGCGCCATTAAAGTTTGAAAAGGTTGCTAATTACTATATAAAGAAAGCCGGATATAAATCAAAATGATTTTCTCTAAATCGCTAAGCATGGGTATTAATTATGAAGAAAAGGTTGTAAAACTTTTACGTAATAAATATCCTTTAACAACAAGAATCAACGGTCAATTTTTAGATTATGATATATGGATCCCAGAGCTGCATAAGAGTGTTGAGGTTAAATATGATAAGAGGTCAGAAACTACAGGTAATATTATTATTGAATACGAAAGAAATAAAAAACCTGGAGACATATTAACTACTAAAGCAGATTACTGGTGCATTCATACTATTACAGGATTAGTATGGATCAAACCTTTAAAGATTATTGAATGCATACTAAGAGAGGAATGTTCACCAGTAAAAATAAGATCAGCCAAATGTTTTTTAATTCCTATACCTACATTAAAAGGTTATACAAAGGATGGTGATCTATGATTAGTTTAATAACATATCCGAAAACAATAGTTACTTTACAGGATATAACTCGCGTGGTTATTCGCTCACGGCATTTCATTAGACAAACGTTTCAAAAATTGAGTTTAATTTTAAATTATGGCAAGTAGAAAAGATGTTGCTGAACATTTGTTCATGTCAGTACAAAATGTGGGTAAATTGGTTGAAAAAGGCATATTTAAGCCAAAACCTGGCCCAAATCCATTAGATTTAGACCATTGCAGACAATCTTACATAGAAGAGCTGCAACAAAAGGCAAGATATACGCTAAAAGATGGTACAGGAGACATAACCGAAGAAAAAACTAAATTAACTGCAGCACAAGCTAAAAAAGCTCAATTAGATGTTGCTGTAATAGAAGGCAAGTTAATACCTACAGATCAAGTTGAGTCTACATGGATTAACTATGCTTCAAACTGTAGAGGTAAACTTTTAACAATACCAAACAAAGTTAGTCATTTAGTTTTAGCAAGTGATGATTTTAACGAAGTAGAAAAGATAATTAAAGATTCAATATATGAAGCATTAGAGGAATTAGCAAATGACCCAATACCAAGAGAATATAGAGAAAATACTCTTATCGACAAAGAAAACTTGGACTCCACCACCTAATCTAACTGTTTCAGAATGGGCTGATCAGTATAGAACACTGTCACCTGAATCATCAGCAGAGGCTGGTATGTGGAAAACATCAAGAGCTCCTTATCAAAAAGGAATTATGGATGCTGTTAACGATCCTAAAATTAATACTATTGTTTTTATGAAAAGCGCACAAGTTGGCGCTACTGAAATATTAAATAACATAGTTGCTTATTATATTGATCAGGACCCAAGCCCTTGCTTAGTACTGCAACCAACATTACAAATGGCGCAAGCGTGGAGTAAAGATAGACTTGCTAATATGATTCGCGATTGTGATAGGTTAAGAGCTAAAGTAAAAGATCCTAGAAGTAAAGATAGTTCAAACACTGTTTTGTCAAAACAATTCCCAGGAGGCAATATAAATATTGTTGGATCAAACTCAGCAGCAGGACTAGCTTCAAGACCAATAAGGGTTTTGCTTTGCGACGAGATAGATCGATATGATCCAAGCGCAGGAGCTGAAGGTGACCCAATAAACTTAGCAATAAAACGTACAACAACATTTTGGAACAGAAAAGTGTTTATTACATCTACGCCAACTATAAAAGGGTTATCAAGAATTGAGGTTGCATTTGAACAATCAGATCAACGTTATTACCATGTTCCATGTCCTGAATGTAATGAATATCAAACGTTAGAGTGGGAGCAAATACACTGGGAATCTAAAAAACCTGAGACAGCTGAATATACTTGTAAGCATTGCGAGTTTGTAATACCTGAAACTAAAAAAATGTGGATGCTTTCACAAGGTAAATGGGTAGCTACAGAGGAGACTAAGAAAACTGCAGGATTTCATATATCAGAGTTATATTCACCCTGGAGAACCTGGAAAGATATGGCTGTAGATTTTTATGCAGTTAAAAGTCAACCTGAAATGTTAAAAACATGGGTTAATACTGCGTTAGGCAAAACATTCGATGATCCAGGTGAAAGTATTGAGCATAGCTCATTAATGAATGAAAGAGAAGAATACGATTATACAAATATTCCAAACAATGTTTTGTTAATTACTTCTGGAGTCGATGTTCAAGGCGATAGACTTGAAGCACAAACTATTGGTTGGGGACAAAACAATGAGGCATGGGTTTTAGATTATAGAGTATTTTTTGGAGATCCATCTAGTAATTTAGTTTGGAAAGATTTAGACACTTATCTTGGTACAGTATTTAAAAGAGAAGATGATAAATCTTTAAGGATTGCTTGCTCATGCGTAGATTCAGGTGGACATCATACGCAGCAGGTTTATGCTTTTACATCTAAACGTGTTCATAGAAAAGTATTTGCTATTAAAGGACAGTCTCAAAGTAATAAACCTATTGCTGGCAGACCTTCATTTATTGGTCGTTCTAGGCATATACTTTATCCAGTTGGATCAGATACGGCAAAAGAAGCTATTTATACAAGATTAAAATCTGAAACTAAAACAATACATTTCCCAGCAACTGTTGATGAAGAATACTTTAGACAACTTACATCTGAAAAACGTATTATTAAGTATTTTAAAGGTGCTAAAAAGTTTGAATGGGTTAAGAAAACAACAAGAAATGAAGCATTAGATACGTTTGTTTATGGATTAGCTGCTTTATATATACTTCAGCCAAACTATAACAGATTAGAGCAATTAATTAATAAAAATCAATCTACACAAGCAGAACATACAAAAAACATTAAAAAAGAATCATTTAGAGCCAATAATAGACCTAACTGGGTAAATAATTGGAAATAAATATATAAAAAAGTATACTTTTATATATAAACTATAGTAGAATATACTCATGTTAAATAAAAATAAGGAGTTAAATAACATGGATAAATTAGAAAAAAGAATAGAACAAGTTAAAGCATTTTTAACAATAGCTAAGTTGCATTTAGATAATGGTATTGAATATGGTGACAGAGATATTAATGATCACATTGCAGGTTTAGAAATGGAGCTAAGTGTTTTAACTAACACTACAATACAAACAGAACTTGACAACATTTGGAGTAAATAAAAAAGTTACATCATGATAGGTGATATTAAAAATTTAAACCGGTATTACAAAATATACCGGTTTATTACTAAAGCAAGTGATGAAGATAAAATGTCTTATTTGCAATTTAGAGCTAATTTTATACAAGAAGAGTTAGATGAATTATTTGCAGCAATTGATAATAAAGAGTCAGACGAAGTAGTAGATGCTTTTATTGATATTATAGTGATTGCTTTAGGATCTTTAGATGCATTTGATGTAGATATTAAAAAAGCATGGAAACGTGTGCATTATGCAAATATGCAAAAAGAAATTGGTGTAAAAGATACAAGACCAAATCCTTTAGGATTACCTGATCTTGTTAAACCCAAAAACTGGCAAGCGCCACAGCATTTTGATAATGTTGGTAAATTAGATTTTTTAGATAAGGAGTAAATTATGCATTCAGTATTAAGTGAAGCCGCAGCTTTACAAGAATTAAAAGGCGAAGATTATAAATCAAAAGGTTCAGAATCAAAAAGAGAGTACTTTCCGTATGATGATGCATCTTATTTAACTATGATACATACTAAGATTAGAAGATTAGAATCTTTGGCTTTTGAAACTAAAACAGCTAATTTTGAATCAGCTTATGATTCAGTATTAGATTTAATTAATTATGCAAGTTTTTATGGTGCATTTTTAAAAGAACAAAAGAAAAAATGAGCGTATCAGATATTAGAAACAAATTGCAAAATATGTATGACAAAGAGCAGTTTGTTACAGATAAAACAGGTTGTAAAACAATACAGATATTAGGAGCTAGTTTTATAGCAGATCAACCTACTATATTTGGTCAAGTTAATAAAGATTACATTGATTCAGAAATAAAATGGTATCAATTAGAATCAACTAATATAAATGATATAGATTATGATCCTACTCCTGCTGCTTGGAAACACGCATCAAATAATAATGGAGAGATTAATTCAAATTACGGAAGATTGATATATTCACCAATATATTACAACCAATATGTAAATGCTAGAGAAGAATTGCAGCGCAATAGTAATTCAAGAAGAGCAACTATGGTTTATACACGACCTAGTATATGGGAAGAATATCAAGATAACGGCAAGAACGATTTTATCTGCACCAATGCAGTTAGCTTCTACAATAACTCCTTATCCCCTAGAGTTGATTGTGTAGTGCAGATGAGGTCTAATGATGCTATTTATGGTTATAAAAATGATTATGCTTGGCATAAATATGTTTTAGAGAAATTAAGTAGTGATTTGGGTCGTGATGCAGGAGTTATTTATTGGCAGGTACAAAATTTACACATTTATGAAAAACATTTCAAATATTTGGAAAAATAGATATTTAAGTCTTGCAAAAGAAATATCTACTTGGAGCAAAGACCCTTCTACACAAGTTGGTTCTGTTGCTATTGGTAATCAGGGCCAAGTATTATCTCAAGGTTACAACGGATTCCCAAGAAAGTTTCCAGATAAACTAGCTTTATATGAAGATAGAGAGCAAAAATACAAATATACTATACATGCAGAGATGAATTGCATTTATCATGCAACATTAAATGGTATATCATTAGAAGGTTCTACAATATTTATTTACGGTTTACATGCTTGTCATGAATGCGCAAAAGGTTTGTGCCAAGTTGGAGTAAAAGCGGTTATCGCGCAAAAATCAGATAAATCAAACCAACGTTGGCAAGATAGTTGTAATCTTGCTGATGAAATTTTTTCACAACAAGGAGTATACTATGAAAAAATATAACACAACGCAATTAAACCCAGATACAGCAATGGAGCGACATATTTATCACCGTGATCAATTTGCGCATTACTTAAGATGGACCCACGTATTAAAACGAGCGAAGATAGGAATGAAAGTTTTAGATTGGGGCTGTGGAACAGGTAGCTGTTTAGAAGTATTCTACAGAAATAGAT